CTACCTAATCCAATACCTTTTCCGAGAAGCCATCCGAAAAAACAAACCATGAAACAAGGACTATACGCCAACATACACGCCAAAAAAGCCCGCATCGCCGCCGGAAGCGGCGAGAAGATGCGCAAACCCGGTTCCGCCGGCGCGCCCACCGCCAAAGCCTTCCGCGCCTCCGCGAAGACCGCCAAAGCGCGCCGATGAGTGACACGCCGGAAACCGACAACCTTGCCCGCGGCAACCACGTTGTGCCGACCGAGTTTGCGCAGGACTTGGAGCAGCGGCTACGCAAAGCCCGGGACACGGTCCATCGGCTTCGCAAACAACGAGCCATTGCCCGCGCCTTCGGCGAGCAACTGGCCATTGGACTAGTCACTAGTCACGCGCCAGCCGCCACCCACCAATGACCTTCACCCCGCTCGTTATCACCACCATCTGCTACGCCGTCACCGCGGTGGGCTTTTGGCGCGAAGGAAACACCGGCCTCGCCGTGGCATTTGCCGGATACAGTTTTGCCAATTTTGGCTTCCTTTACATCTGCGTGAACGGACAGCCCTGACTTTATGGAGAAGTACAAAATTATGACGCCAGAGATCCAAGCCATTGACAACGAGATCATGCGCCTCAAGGGGCTGCGCGCTTCCATGGTTGCCAAGGCCGCAAAGAAAAAAGCCGACGCCCTCTGTGCCGAGATGCGCAAGAAGAGGTCAGCAAAATGATTTACAACCTGCAGGCTCAATCGGGCTTTCGCCGGGATTCCATGTGGTGTGGTCCCGCGGCGCATGCCGTTATGCCCAGCCCCGCCGAGCGAAACGAGCGGGGCGCCTGCACATCTTTTGGCAGGGTGCTGAAAGCGGCAGACATAACATCTGCGCGGCCAGGTTCAGCCCGATGTGGTATCGCCCAGCCCTGCCTCACTTTCTGAAATCTCAAATTTTAAATCTCCAATGATCCATGAGTTCGCCCGCCCCGTTGCCGTCAAGACCCCGCTCGGTCTCGGCTCGGTGTGGTATGTCGAATCGCAGGGAGCCTATTTCAACAACATCTACGCCGTGATCCTCGAGGACACCGGCGAGACGCGCTACATGCGCAGCGATCAGTTCGTCGTTTTGGAGAATCCCACGATGGACATCAAGAATTTGGGCGCTGGCACGGCTTAACAAAATCGGCCCTGGGGAGGGTCCGAGCGTCAACCAGCCAGCGCCCATTCTATTTTCGTGAACGAGCACGCACAACGCTTCAAGCCCACACCGCACCCCGTCATGCAGGTCGATCTCGACTTGCTCGAGAAACTGGGACCGGACGAAGGCTGGAAATATCTTAAAACACGCGAGGAACTGATCGCCCGCGAGGCATCAGACCCGTTTCGCTACGGCTACATCCCGCCGGTGTGGAAGCGCGCGTCTGAATTGCTGGAAAAGCACCGCGAGATCCTCGTCATGGGCGGAAACCGCAGCGGAAAAACGGAATGGGCGGCGAAAGAAGTCATAAAAACGCTTTATTCCAAGCCCGGATCAGTTGTTTGGTGCTTCCAGACCACAGCGCCTAACTCCATCGAGCTGCAACAGCCCCGCATTTGGAAATATATGCCGCCGGAGTGGCGGACGGCGAGAAAAGGGCAGGTCACGAATATAACGTACAGCGTTAAGGGGGGCTATACAGAACAGAAGTTCGTGACCCCACAAAACAGTATCTGTGTTTTTCGCAATTATTCGCAAGATCCGAGCACGCTTGAGGGCGGCGAAATCGATTTCGCTTGGGCGGACGAGCTGGTGCCGCTGGATGTCCTCGAAACCCTCCGTTTTCGGTTGGTTGACCGCAACGGCAAGCTCGCCGTGACTTTCACGCCGGTCGAAGGCTGGTCACCGACCGTGTCTGACTACTTGAGCGGCGCCAAGACCATCACCGATACCGACGCCGAGCTGCTCCCGCTCAAAAACGACAAAGGCGAGATCTCTGGCTACGACAAGGTGCCCATCGAGCAGATCAATCCCAAAGGCCGCCCGATTCTTTACTTCCACACGCAGTCAAATCCCTGGGCCGGCTGGTCTCGGATGAAAAAAGAGCTGCAGAGCGAGACCAAAGAAAAAATCCTCTGCCGCGCTTACGGCGTGCCGACCAAAGCCATCAGCGGCCGCTTCCCGCTGTTCAATCCCAAGGTCCACGTCATCCGCGCCTCGGATGTCCCGCAAGGCACGCGGTATCATTGGGTCGATCCGGCGAGCGGCAAGAACTGGGCGATGATCTGGACGGTGCATGACACTGCCGGCCGCATCGTTGTCTACCGCGAGTGGCCAGACCAAACGTCCTACATCGAAGGCATCGGTTATGCCGGCGAATGGGCGCTACCGGACGGCAAGAAACTCGACGGCAAGCCCGGACCCGCGCAGCAAGACTTCGGCTTCGGCCTCGAGCGCTACAAAGACGAAATCCTCCGCGTCGAAGGCGGTGAGGAAGTTTTCGAGCGCTGGATGGATTCGCGCTACGGCAACGCTCGCACGCTCGGCAAGGAATCCCCGACGACCCTCATCGATGAGATGGCCGACCTCGGCATGATGTTCACGGCAACACCGGGCGACAGCATCGATGAAGGCGTCAGCATGATCAATGACGCCCTGTCATACAACCCCGAGAAGCCGGTGGACGCGCGCAACCAGCCGAAGCTCTACATCAGCGAGAATTGCAAGAACCTCATTTACTGCCTGCAGACTTACACCGCGGCTGACGGTAAAAAGGGAGCAACCAAGGACTTCATCGATTTGCTCCGCTACGTTTGCCTCTCCGACGCCATCAACGTCGAAGGCGACATCCTGCGATCGACCGGAGGAGGCAGCTACTGATGACCATGTCGCCGCCATCCCCGCCCAGCCGCCTGCGCCCCGGACGCCGCGGCAGTGACATCCCGCGCTGCGGCATCTGCGCCAAGCCGGTGCGCATCCAAGACATCCACGGCCACGACGCCCACTACGGCCCCATCTGCTGGGAATGCGGCCCACATATGCAGAATGCCGTCCACGCCCTGGAGATCATCGTAATGCGTCGCGGATGACGCCTTAACCCATACGAACGACTGCATTCGCCATTCGCAAACCCCGAACACGAACAGATTAAAAATTATGCTATTCACGCAAAAAACCAAAACCATCCCCACCGACCTCTACACCGTCAACGAAGACTTCGACCGCGAGGGCGCCCTTGCCTTCAGCCGCGACCAAGCGCCGCCCGCCTACCTCGCCGTCATGCTCGAGCTGCAGGACCGCATCGCCGACGCCAGCACCTTGGTCGCCACCATGGCCACCGCCAAGGAACCCGGCTACCTCGCCCACGCCGCCGGCCAGCTCAACGCCTTGCAAGAACTGTGGGACACCCTCGAGCAACGCCGCACCGAAGCCTCCCGCTTGGAGTAGGTTTCGCGCCGTAGTTCAAGCCACGTTATAGAAACAACCCTGTATTTGTAACGAAACCTGTTTTTCTTACAAGTCGCCGCTCGCCAACATTCCAAAATGTCGCCGCCCGCCGACCTATCGTTATCCGACAGATTGTTGCAAAACGTATAACTCGGCGCGTGTTATCCTACGCTTTGTATCAAAAACACCGCACAAAAAGTGACAGAAAGTGCAATCACTTGTGCAGAACTATAGCCGATCCTATCCACGCCAGTATCGCACAACGATACTTCCCCGCTCTCTCTCAACCCTCATCTCTCAACCCTCAACTTTTTTGCTGGACATTTGTCCAGTAGTCGTTATACTGGTAGTATCAAAGTTGAGTCGTGCCCGCATGGCACACCGGTTTGATCGGACTGGCAGACGCTCTGCCTGGTTCCTACTTGAGAGGTAAAGCTCATGGCGACAGATAACGCGGCTCCGGCCGTAGATGTGGAAGATTTCGACGTTATGTCGATCAGCGAAGCGCTCGTCGGACTGGATCAACCAGCACCGGAAGCGGCTGATCCCAAGACCGACGCCGAAGAAGAAAAGCTCTCTGACAATGACGAGTCGGACGAATCCGAGGCTGAAAAGCCCGCGGAAGAATCCGAAGATGAAGATGCCAAGGAGGAGTCCGAGGACGAAGAGTCCGAAGACGACGACGCCCCGGTTCCGCAGGAGAAAGTCCAAAAGCGGATCGACAAGCTGACGGCCCAGAAAAAAGAAGCCCTCGAAAAGGCTCAGACGCTGGAGACCGAATACGCGCAGGCCAAGACCAAGCTCGCCGAACTAGAGGCGCAGGTCAACGAAGCCAGCCGCCCCGTCCTTCAGCCCTCCGCGGAGAACCCGCTGGCTGATGTCGATACGCAGGAAGCGCTCGAGGCCAAGGTCAAAAGCGCGCAAGAAGTCCGCCGCTGGGCACTAAAGAACAGCGACGGCGCCACGGTAAAGCGTCCAGACGGCAGCGAGGTCTATGTAGACAGCGACGCCGTCAAAGAATACCTGCTTAAAGCAGACGACGTTCTGACCCTGCACGCCCCCGCGCGCCAGCAATGGCTCGCGCAACGCCAGCCGGCCGTCGAAGCAGCCAAAAACCTGTTCCCCGACATCTTCACCAAAGGCACCGCGCTCAACACGGCCTACCAAGCCACCGTGAAGCAAGCGCCCGAGCTGCTCAAGCTGCCCCAAGTCGAATACTGGGTCGGCCTCGCCTTGTAC